TTCGAATCGGGTCATCGATGATAATGCGCCTGAAGCCCACGCCAGTCGGAGGAGAGCCTACACCACGCGCCATGAAGGTTCCCCCTTCCGGCATTGACCATTCGTCCTGTGCGGTGTTGTCCTTTGAGAGTTTAGTCCTGGACGAAACGATCTGTCTAGACTTCCTGCTGAAGCGTCTCGCGATGCGCTCATTGTAAGCAGTGACCAAGACGTTCGCGAACGGGTCACGCTCGATGCAATAGGCGCCATAACGAACCGTGACTGTCTCAGTCTTCCCGTGACGTGGTGGCATGTGAATCGCGAGTCTGTCAATCTCACCACGTTCGACTGCGTCAAGGTGCGAAGCGATGGCGATGAGATGCCGAGCTGTGTAAGACCAGCCATTCGGGAGCGTATCCCGAAGGTAGTCAAGATAACAGACAGCTGTCTGTGCGCTAGTTCTCGTCTGGACCTTCTGAGGCTGCTGAGAGAAGTTGAACCGAGAAGGTCGCAATCTTCTCATAGAGAGCTGCAATCTGTGCGGCTGATTGGCCATTGACGTATCTCTCGCTTTGCGTTGTCCTGGCGATGACCTGAAGCGCCTTCAGATTATCTTCGAGGACTGAAGCCAGCAGATCGTCGAGCGACACCACAGGCGTCTTTGATTTCTTATTTGTTTCCGACGCGTCGGAAACAGGCTGTTGGTTTCCGACATTCGACGACATGCGATCACGAATCGTGATGATAGTCGTTCTTGGTAAACCGTAAAGCCGAGAAACAACCGTCGGTGTCTGACCTGCCATCAAAGCAGCTTCGACCCGTGCGATTGTTTCTTCGTCGTATATGTTTGGACGTGCCATGCTTCTATTCTGGCGCATCCTGGCGAACTCTGCGTCGATAGTGCATCTGTCCATGGCACAGATAACACAAGACCTGCACGTCTTCCATCTGTTCGCCACCTAATCGGATGTACGTCATGTGATGGACATCGAGCTTGTATCCATCCTCCTGACGCTTGCCACACTGCTCACACGCTCGACCTGAACGCTCGAGTGCTTTGGTCCGAATGTCCTGCCATCGCTGAGATCGCATGTACTTGCGGCGATAGTCTCGCCATGTCTCATCGATGACCGCGCTGGAGGCGCCTATCGCCTTCAGGAGCGAGTAAGTGTTAGCCCATGGCTTCGCCATTATGGACGTTATGATTTTGTCTGTGTCCATTTGATTTCGTCCTTCATCGGATGAAACTCACCGAACATCCAATCATCTGCGAGCATCCATTCCGGATACATGGTGAGTCCCTGGATTGTCTTCGACTCACCATCAGCGTGCATGATGAACGATTCAAACAGGTCGCAATAACGGACATATACCGAATCTTCCCACGTTGCGCGTGTGATTGGTTTACCATACATCAATGGTTCGATAACTTCTGCGAACTTCATTCGACCACCGTCCAATCTCGAGCCAGGACATCAGTCCCAGAAAGAGTCGCGAATCCCTTTGAGATCCACTGTCCACTACCTGTGAGCTCATAACGCATGAGCGCACCTTCGACGAGTCTGAGTTTCCATCGTGCTCCATCGCGCTGCACAGCTGCACCAGCCCGAATGGAATCCATGATGGTGTCGAATGTCTTACGCGTATAACCGACGTTGACACCTTTTCCACAGATCAGGAAATAATCGACGCGGAGTGATGGTTCAGTCGACAACCACTTATTGAAACGTCGTGTGTCGATACCGTGCGACTGTACAGCCTCTCGACGGTCAATCCCTTGGACGACCATGTCTGCGACTTTGGCGACGATGTCTCTCTTCTGGTCGAGCGTGTGGACGATGTCCTTTGGTGTCGATTCGCCACCGTGACCTGCCTCGTTCAGCCACTTCGAGATGATGGCCCGTGGCATTCCGATTTGTGCAGCTGATTTGCTGATGCTATTTCCTTCAGCCATCAATGCGATGACCTTCGCGAGCATCTCTGCCTTCTCTTCCTTTTTGTACATGATTTCCCCTCCCCCGGAAGTAAAACACCAGGCACATTCGGCGGGAATGTACCTGGTGCGACAGCGAGTGTGAAAGCGCAGAAGTTACTCGCTGGCGTCTTCACCGAAGGGGTCTTCGATGTCGTCGGTCTTGATGGTTGGTTGTGCGATCTTCGTGAGTTTCTTCTTCGCACTCACTGGAGCGACCGACACGATGGCGTTCGTCATGTTGCCGCGTGTGTTGAGTTTTGAGTCGACTGTCACCATCCACTGCTTAGCGAGTAAATCATCAACGTCGAGCTGGTGAAACTCAGCCTGTGTCAGGCGGCGTCCGAGCATTCCATCCAGAAGCACTGTGAGTGCCTGGCGGTCGTTGCCGTATCCCTGACGGGTGTACTTGAAGAAGCGGTAGGCGTTGCCGTTGCTGTCGCCATACTCAGTCGTTTCGAACGTGAACTTGAAGTTCGGGGTCATTACGTTCGGGTCATCGTACGAAGGACGGTCGACCGACTCGAGGTTTGCCAAACGGCAGACGTATGCACCTGCTGGTGCTGCTTCAAACTGTGAGCTGCCATCGCTGAACGATGCAGATGAAAAGAAACCCATATCTCGATACTCCTTTGGTCATAAGACCACTCTGATGATGACAGTGCTGGATCAATCACCAATCCAGTAAGTTATTCTCCCAGCACCGTCACGGTTGACATTACCAAACATCAAACCATCTGTCAAACATTTAGTCGATGCTGTTCCGTGGGCCAGCGTAAGCGTCCGGCCCGCAGGAACAGTTTCGACTTATACCCCTAAGCCAGCACGCGTCTAAACATGCTGGCAGGGGGGTTTCCAAAGGGGGGATTTTCCTGACCTGTTCCCGTTTTCTTATCCTTAAGGGCGGAACAGGTCGGGAACAGGTCGCGGGAACAGGTCAAACGCCTATAAAAGACCAGTCGGACGGTACAGTTTTGCGTTCCTTGGACCCTTGTCAAACATCACAATTCGACTCGCTTCGAGGTCCGCTAGTGTGGCCGCCACAACCGATTTTCGACCGCCACATAACTCCGCCAGACGTGCCTGAGAAATGCCTGGTGTTTCACTGATCAGTTCGATGAGCTTCGCCCGAACTTCTTGTGTGATGGCTTCTGAACGCGCACCAGCGTCGAGCGTCCTGACCTTCGTCAGACCTTCCTCGTCGCGGATCTCAAAGGTGACATCGATGGCGTCCTCGTCGCTGATTAGGCGGCCCTTCGTGACGTACATTCGGTAGAGTCCGTTCGACTGCTTCTCGACTGAATACGCCATGTCAGCAGCTGCGACAATCTCCGCAGCGCCTCGCATACCTTCGTGCTTGACTGTTCCATCGGTGCCACCTTTTCTGTTGTGGTGAGCGATGAGTACAGTGATGCCGACGTCCAGGAGTTTCTTGAACGAGTCATACAACCGACGCATCTGGCTATTGTCATTTTCATCGAGGCCATGCACGCGCACCAAAGAGTCAATCATGACCAGCCCGATGTCGTTTGCTTGACAATGTTTCACAATGCGTTCGACATCGAGCACCATGTCGAATCTGATGCCGACTCGGTTTAGATAGCCCATTCCTTCAGCCGAACGCATTCCGAGCTTCCTGAGGCGTTGTAGGACCTTCTGAACGCCCATCTCCTCATCGATATACAACACCTTAGTCTGTGGAATCTCAAACTCGTTCAGCCATTTGTCGCCGAAGACAGCTGCACGAATGAGATCGCACATAACCCACGTTTTCCCACTGCCCGGAGGACTCGACAGGTAGTGAAGTCCACCAGTCGACAGAATGTTCGGAATCAGCCAGGACTGCGCTCCAAGTTTGGCTTCTTCGGTCTCCATTCGAGTCCAGTCCCACACTTCCCACGGAGCGATGGTCTCACCGCCCGGCAGGTCATCCGGAACATTACCCTGTGCCCATTGGACCCAGAAACGTCCAGTCGTCTCGAGGATGGTCTCGTGCTCCAGCGCTGGTTCGCAGTAAGTGTCAGACCACCATGTGCTGAAAACGTTCGCCTGGTCAATACTGAAGCGCTTCGCCCGGAGGAATCCGAGTAGTGTGACCAGCGCATTGTTTCGTCCGCCGAATGGTCCGCCACTGGCTGGATGCGGTTGGAATAGCCTGTCCCAGTGGTGCTCTCCGTGAGCTACGACGCGAGCATGCGTCGACATGTCTCCGGCCACCATAAGCCGGAGATCGTCAAGTGAAAGTTCTTCCATAAATCCTCTATTCCGATAAATCCTGCGTGTCCAGCGCAGTCATCAACAATACACTGACATCTCGAGCATGGTCAACCATCCCCATAACTCTCATCTGTTCCACACCGATGACAGCATGGTTGAAGCAATAAAGCAGGTAGTCGCCGTGTTTGTATCGACCCAGATTCCAATTGCCGCGCTCGCGCTTTGGAAGGTCCCCCGCTTTGGCGGCGATAAGTAGACGCGACCACTCATCACCCCATGGATGTACGGTTTGCGTCTCTTTGACGATTCTGGAGGCTTCTGTGGGGAACTTCGCGAGTTCGACAAGTTTAGGCGCCTCGCGGTTTTTCCAGTTTAGAGTTCCAGGAACTCGTAAGATTCTTGACGGGTTCTTGCACTTGATGTCTGCAGCGGAACTGAGTGAGAGCATCCATCGTTCAAGCAGCTGCACGAACTCGCGCTGTTCTGTTGGCTTAGTCCCAATACCAGCCACTTTGAGTCGTCTGTAACAGTGCAGACCCTTCCCCGAGCGTACCGCGACTGTAACTTTATCAAGCGTTGCAGTCTCATCCAGACTAGTAAGATCATCGATGTCGCACCAAACCACAGCAGCAGTATGAACATCTGTGTCCCTGCCTCCTTTGCGCCAGCGTGGAAGCACACCGACGTACACGTCATTTCCTTCGTCGCTCCATTGAACGCACGCTTCACCGATTCCAGTCCAGTCGTCGACTGTTCGCGGAAGCTCGTAGAAGCGCATCTGATTTCGTCCTTGATTCAGACATCGAATCTCGACGAAGCCATCAGGATATGGCTCGAAAAGCCATGACAAAAATGTCACGGCCTGTGATACACGATTCATTTTTACCCCTTACAATCCCTGCATGTCCAAGCAGGTTCCGACACATTACCGCAAACAACCGATTCAGCCCATCGAGATAATCGACGCCTATGGCCTCGACTTCAAGCGTGGCAATGCTCTCAAATACCTTCTCCGCGCTGGTTCTAAACTTGGCGAGGAGAAGACCGACGACCTACAGAAGGCCATCTGGTACATCGTCTGTGAACTTCACGGCATCGAGCTCGCAGACGAAATCAATGAGCAGTTATCAGCTCATTCCGCTTC